TGCTCAAATCATTAATGATTGTGTTGCAGATAATGTTGATCCATACAAAATGCCAATGTTTGACATTGAGTATGTGTTTCTAAAGATACGAGGTAAATCTGTTGGAGAAGTAGTTGATTTAAAAGTAACTTGTCCAGATGATGAAGAAACTCAAATAAGTGTTTCAATTCCTCTGGATGAAGTTAAAGTGCAGATGAGTGAAACTCATACAAATGTTGTTACACTTTCAAATGATATCAGTGTTATAATGCGGTATCCCTGTCTTGGTGACATGAAAGGGTTCAATGCACTTGGAGAAACAAAGTCATTGTTTGAAATGATAAAGAGATGCATACACGAAGTTCATGATGGTGAAGAAGTATATCATAGAGTTGATATGTCTGAAAAAGATTTAGAGGATTTTATTGACAGTATGTCATCAAAGAACTTTGAATCTATTGGAGAGTTTTTTACAAGTATGCCTAAGTTGTCATATGACCTTGAGATTGTTAATCCCAAGACAAAAGTTAAGAGTGTGATGCCAATTGAGGGCCTACAAAGTTTTTTCGAATAGCCCTTTCGCATGATTCATTAGAAAACTATTATAAAATGAATTTTGGGATGATGCAACATCACAATTGGAGTTTGATAGAGTTGGAAGAAATGATGCCATGGGAAAGGGAGATATACATAGGACTATTGATGAATTATTTAGAAGAGGAAAAACAAAGACAAGAACAAGAAAATAGAAGAATGAAATAGGAAAAGGTCATGGCAGAAGAAGAAAAAAAAGAATACCACCCAGCAGACTCTAATGGCGATGGAAAGGTATCCAAAGAAGAAGAACAGATGTATCTAGAGTTCAAACGCAAAGAACTAGAAGATGCAGATGCAATGAGAGACGCACAACGCAACATGGCATGGTTTGCACTTGCAGGTATGTTATTGTACCCAGCATGTGTTGTTATATCAGTTATATGTGGTATTGATTCAGCAGCAAAGATTCTGGGTGATATGGCAGGAGTATATTTCATTGCTGTTGCTGGTATTGTTGCAGCGTTCTTTGGCGCACAAGCATTTTCAAAAGCACCTAAGAAATAAGGATAAGTCAAATGGCCGCTAAAGATTTTCAAGAACTCATAAAAGCTCAAATGGAGACAACAAGAGCATTGTTGTCTGCTGAAGAGGCTAAAAATTATGATACAATAATAGCAGAAAAGCAATTTGCGTTTGATACAAAAAATGAATCGGCTAGAAAAGGTGCAGAAACTAAAAGAGTAAATGCTGCAGCTGCAGCCTCTGCTGCTCGAAAAGTAGAGAGTGAAAAAGAATTGGCGGCAACAGCTGCAGCCGATGCAGAGGCAGATGCCGAGACTGAGAAAGTTGAGAAAGAGAACAAGAGGGTAGCTGATGCACTTGAAAAAATTAAATCATTAACCATGACATCTTTAGGTATTAGTCAAAAGCAATTTGATGCTCGAGCCACCCGTTCGGAAGAGTTAAAGGCACAATCAGAAAATTTAAGGTTAGTCCGTGAAGGAATAGAAAAAAATGGTGGTAAAGCTGAAGATAATCTAAAATTTAATAAAGAAAATTTTAAACTTCAAAAAGCAGAATTAGCAGAAAGATTAAAAAATGCTACAAGTAAGAGTGCTAAAAAAGAAATAAAGAATGAACAACGAGCATTGGCTGCAAAACAAGAAGGACTTCTTGGTAAAATTGCTGGTGGAATAAACACGTTAAGAGATGGTGCAAAAGAAAAGTTAAAGTCTGCTGGTAAGGGTGTGATGGCTCTTATAAAGGGATTTGTAATTGCTGGTTTTGCACTCGCACTTGTAGCATTTTTAAACAGTCCACTATGGGAAAAAACAAAAGCATATATTGTAGATGTACTTGTTCCTAAATTAAAAGAATTTTATAATGCGTTCTTTGGTGAAGGTGGCGGTTTCATAAAAGGTATCAAAGCACTATTTGGTGACAAAGGTGGAATTGGTGGTATAGTTCTTGGAATAGGTTCAGCTGCAGCTTTATTTGCTGCATTTAAATTTGCTAAACTTATTAAAGCAGTAAAAGGTTTGCTTGGTGGGGTTGGTGGGTTTGCAAAAAAATTAACTGGTATTGGTGGTAAAGGTGCTGCTGGCAAAAAACCAGCATTTACAAGCATTATGGGTAAGGGTGCTGGTGCTGCAAAAGGTGGTGCTGGTGGTGCTGTTGCAAAAGGTGGTGGTGGTGCTTCCAAAGCTGGAAAGGGTATTGCCAATATAGGCAAAGGAATAGGCAAAGGTCTTGGTGGAATCCTCAAAGGAATCGCAGGTGGATTTATGGCATTTGCAAATCCCGCTGTAGCACTTGGAGCAGCTGCGTTTGCTCTAGCGATAGTTGCGGTAGGTGGTGCTGTTGCAGGAGCTGCATATTTGCTAGGAAAAGCAATGCCATCACTGTCGAGTGGTTTTAAATCTTTTGAAGAACTTGATGGTGTTAAATTAATGGAAGTTGGTAAAGGTATAGGTGCAATTGGCTTAGGTCTGGCTGCATTTGGTGCAGGTAAAGCTATCGAGGGTGTCGGCGGTCTTGTTGGTTCTATAGGTGGTTTCTTTGGTGGGAAGGATAAATTAACTCCATTAGAACAACTTAAAATATTTTCTGAAACACCAATCAATGCTGTACAAGCAACATCAAATGCAAATGCGTTAGTCAGTTATTCTAAAGCAATAGCAATGGCTGGTGCTGGAGAAGCAGCTCAAGGTGCTGGTAGTTTTATAGGCGGTCTAACAGGTGGATTAGTAAAACTATTTGGTGGCGACTCTCCATTAGAAAAATTACAAAAATTTGGTGAAATGGATATTAATGCAAGGGGAGTAATGAACAACTCAAAAGCAGTGGCGGAATATGCTAAAGCAATGAGTATATTATCAGGAGATATTTCTGGTGCTGACCTTGTTAACACCGAAAGAGCTAATCAAGTAAATAAGGCAGGAGTAGAACGATCTGGTGGTGGTGGTGGATCTCCAGTAGTGGTTGATGCAAAATCTACAAATGTTGTTAACAGTAATTCAAGTTCTAGTGCAACCTTCACCAGTACAAGCTTGCAACACCCCAACCCATTAATTAAAACATTAAACTATGCATTCTAAAACAAAAACCCCCTACTGATTTCTCAGTAGAGGGTCGTTCATAGTATCTCTACTATTCGTTTGCAAGTTTCTGAAAATAATCCATAGTATCACTTTCATCATCTTGTGTTACAGACGGAGCTGCAACTGGAGTAGTATCAACTGATGGAGATGCTACAGGAGCAGATTCCATAATCTCAGCTGCACTTCCTACCTTAGTAGTTCCAGCAAGAACCATATCCAAACGAGTTTTCAACTCATCATATGACTTGAAGTTAGTAGAAGCAGTAAACTCTGATAGAGCATGTTCCTTCTTCCATACTGCTTCAATGTCATCGTCATTGTCAAACAATGCTGATGGTGCTTCAAACTCTGACTTGTCATAGTTCCAATAACCGTCTACCTTGCGAAGTTTTAACTTAAAGTTAGCACCTTGCCAGAAGTCAAAAGGATTTATAGCACTTTCATCTTCAAATGCAGGTTGCATGGTTTCCATAATCTTGTCAAAGATTTTCTTACCAAAGCGATAAAGGAATACATTACCTTCATTCTCAGGATTTGCACTGTCCTTGACAACGTAAATGTTAGAGAAGTATTGCAACTTACGTTTTTGTCTACGAGCAATCTCTTTATCAGACTCTACACCAGAATTCCAATGTTCTGAGTTTAATTCTGATACAGGGTCATTCTGACCGAGTGTGGTAAGAGAGTTCTCAATATACCATTGACCAGTTGGGCCTTGAAATGCGTGATTCCAGACCTTTGCCCATGGCATATCTTCACCTTCGACCGCAGGAAGAAAACGAATAATAGCAAAACCATTACCAGTTTTATCCATTACAGGCTTCCAGATTCTTTCGTCTTTGTAAGACTTCTTCTCTTGTGGTGCGTTTTCCTCTTTGACTGCTCCAAGCAGTTTGTCTAAAGAATTAGACTTCTTGAGTGAACTTAACGACATATTTTTCTCCTTATGTTAATATATGTTTTCGTATGTTAATGTAGTATTATATACAGTTTTATAGGGAAAGTCAAGTATCTTCTTGAACAAACCTTATCCTATATATACTTTTGTCATCTTGTCTAAAATTGACAAGAGCATTCCACGAAAGTCCAAT